GACGAAACACCGCCCACTGTGGACGGCACTCAAGGTGGCGAAGGAACTACTCCGCGTTCAGATGGCTACACCATTGGTTACTTGACCGGCGACGGTATTGCGCCAAATGGGCTGCCGGTCACACACGGTGTTAGTTTTCCAGCATCACCTGCCGCTGGCGACTATGCCTTGCGCCTGGACTATTTTCCAAATCGCTTGTTTAGATTCAACGGCACTACCTGGATCAAGATTGAGGACAGTGTGCGTATCAAGCCAGTGTTTGAATCCGAAGGACCTGCTGCTTCGCAGAGAGCCAGTTTTGTAAACAATAGAAACACAGTGCAGACTAACGATCGTGGTGCTATACCAAGTCGCCAAAGTTTGAGCGACATACTTAAACCCAATGCAGACAACGGCGGTTAATAAAAATGACAACAGAGAATTCAGCAGCAAACCCAATGTTCTTTTATGACGAACAAATCCGTCGCTTCTTGCTACAGTTCACAAGAATCTTTTCCAACTTTCAGGTAGAATACGGGCGCAACGAAGAAGGCACCGCACACACACTAGTGCGTGTGCCTATTAGATATGGTGATTCCAGCCGGCAAGTACAAAATATCATGCAGAACAACTCTGCCAGTTTCATGACATCAGTGCCAATGATGAGTTTTTATATTTCTGGATTTGATTACGATCGTCCTAGAATGCAAGAACCTTACTATGTGAGCAACATTTCTGTGCGCCAACGTACCTACGACGATACCACAGACACTTACGAAACCACACAAGGCAATGCGTTCACAATTGAGCGACTGATGCCTGTGCCTTACAAACTCACACTCAAACTGGATCTGTGGACCAGCAACACCAACCAAAAGATGCAGTTGTTGGAGCAGATTGTGGTGTTGTTTAATCCAGCGTTGGAAATACAAAGCACAGACAATTACATCGACTGGACCAGCCTGAGTGTGGTAGAACTGGAATCAACCCAATGGTCTAGCCGTTCTGTTCCGGTAGGCACAGAAGATCCAATTGACATTTGCACCATGACTTTTACCCTGCCAATTTGGATCAGTTCACCAGCCAAAGTTAAAAAACTCGGAGTGGTTGAGCGTATCATTTCTAACATACACAACTCTCAAGGAGATGCAGCCAATGCAGTGTTGAACAACGACCTGCTGACTGGCACACGCAGAGTGATCACGCCGTGGGATTATCAAACCCTGTTGATTGGTAATAAGTTACAGGCGTTACGATACAATGCAGTGATAGACGAACCCAATACCAATCTAGCACCGCCCGATTCACCGCCAAGCAATGTGCTATGGACTGCTGTGATCGGAGCATACGGTGTTCTGCGCCCGGGCATAAGTCAAATCTTTTTAGAGCAACCTGACGGTACTGAAGTTGCCGGAACCATAGCATACGATCCCTCCGACGATCGATTTATGCTGTATACTATAGATGAAGACACTGTGCCGCAAAATACCTTGTCGCCGGTGAGATCAGTGATTGACCCACTTCGCAGTGGACCCAATGATGGATTACCGGCACCAGTCACTGGTCAACGTTATTTGTTGACTGAAGATACTGGCAGCGACAGCGGATATGCTGCGGCATGGCAAGGTGTTGATGGGCAGCCGTTGATTGCCCGTCGCAACGACATCATTGAATATTCAGACGATCGTTGGCAAGTGGTGTTTGAAAACACATCTAGTCCCAACAACATTCAATATGTCACCAATATTACCACTGGTATTCAATATCGATGGACTGGAATAACATGGGTCAAAAGCTATCAGGGACTGTATCCCGGAGGACAATGGAGAATAGTACTGTAAATGCTGTGGGTGTGTGGTTTTATAGCGTGAGCACTCAACGCTATCTTTATCTGCTGCGCAACGATACACGTCACCCGGGGTCGTGGGGCTTGCCGGGCGGCAAATTTGAAACAGGCGAAACTTTGATGGAAGCTATGGTTCGCGAGTGTCAGGAAGAACTGGGGCATATGCCCGACTACCTAAGACTGATTCCCATAGAAAAATTCACCAGCAGCGATGGCGGATTTGCCTATCACACGTTTTTTTGCAGTGTGGCCAGTGAATTTGTTCCAGTGCTAAACAACGAACACATTGGGTGGGCATGGATTGACAGCGGCACATGGCCTAGACCCATGCATCCTGGACTTTGGTCAACTGTGAACTTTGATGCTGTGCGTGGCAAGATGGCCACCGTGGAACACACAGTTCAAACGTCGCAGTGAGTTACAAAGTCTCGAAACGATAAACAAGCAACATTAGCGTTTTTACGCCATTCGCGAGAAGTGTTGGTTTCTTCACCAACCAAAACAAATCGAGTTGACGGGTACGCCCGAAACACCTGGTTCACATGATCATGCCATTCACTGGCCGAACCAATGGTGTCGTTGCAATAGCCCAACAGATATACTTCTTTGTGTCCGTCGAATGCTGCCATCCATACTGTCAACGCTTCGATTGCCATCAGTGTTCCATAGGGAATTAGATAAAACTCACCGGGATTCAACAGGCAATTACGTGTGGTAGCATATACAATATTGTCAGTTGAATACCCAGAATCAACTAGATCTCGAAGAATGTCTTTGTTGTTCTCCACTGCAAAGTCCAGTCTCATCTCTTTGGCAATTGTGCCGGTTCCATAGGTCTGTAATTTTTTTGAACTCAGCAGGCCGCCTTTGTGATGCTGTAGTCTGGTGTGATCAAATTTGTCTTTGTTTATACCGCTGCCAATGCAGGCAGCGCGACCACTGATGTGTTGGTTGTGGATAGGGTTAGCAACCCATTCTCTATTCTGAGTCTTTTTACCACCGCTCCATCGACTTTCGGTGATTACAAATTCGCCTTCGTAATCTGTTCTGTATTTTTCTGTGATCATAAACGCCCCACTGCAATTTCAATCGTTTTTATATCATTGGTACTGATAGTTTCCAATGACTTACCCAGCACACAGCCGGGTTTAAATTTTGATACAACAATTGCTGTTGCGGTGCCAGGTACTGTGCCAGAAACCAGTACAGTTCCTTTAGTTACCGGACCTTGCACTTGACAAGGCACACGCCCAGTCAGGGCTATGGGCAGCACAAACTCACCTGGCTGTGCTGAATTCATCAAGTAACTTGGAGCAGTTGACACTACACCAGCAACAGCAGTGTCGTGGTCACGATCATTTATTGTGACTTCTTCCAATCCGCCAAACACCACCACTGTACCAGGAGCATATGCAGCATCTGCTGAATACATTTCTGCCAAGTCAGCTGACGTTGAATTAAAGTTCAATGCTGCTATGTTGCTGGTAGATGTAATGTCACCAGTGGCTCTCATGCGTACAATATTAACATTACCAGTGCCATGAGGTGTAAGCACAATGTTGGCATTGGCTGCTGTGGTTTGAATGTCTAGTTGGGCACTATCAACAATAGCACCACTCAGTATCAGGTTACCAGCAGTGATGTTACCTGTGGTTACTGTCAAACTTGTGCCAGTGATGGCTGCACCTGTTATAGAACCTGTTGCTGATACTAGCCCAGTTGTACGCAAGTTACCACTTTGAATGTTGCCTGTAGCTGATATCAACCCAGCAGTTCTTAGATTGCCGCCTTGAATATTGCCGGTCACACTTGTGGTACCAACAACCACAATACCTACATTGGACACTGTCAGCACATTGGCAGTGCCCGCTGAACTTATCACAACATCGGCATTGTTGATTACTACTACATTACTGGTGCCTGCTGATATTGCCCCAGTTGTGTAGTTTTGAACAAATGTCAATGCAGTTACACCAATTGTAATTGGGTCATTGGTAATCAATTTCCATTGTGTGTCTGCATAGGTTGTGCCTTCGGTGACCATGACAATAGTACCGGACAATAACTCACCAGTGGCATTGGTGTCAGCGGATCTTGCCCAGGTTCCGTCGCTGCCCGAGCCTGTTGTTGTCACAGTGTAGATGCCATTTTGGCTGGCATCGGTCTGTGCAGCAACCAAAACACGATTATTGAGAGACAGAGAGACACCATCCACTACAGCTGGTGCGCTGCCATTTAGAGTGACATTGGTGGTGGTGACTGCGCGAACTGCTTGTTTGTAGTCAATATCAGAAATTTGCGAAGCACGAAGTCTAGTTAATCCCATATATGTCTCATTGTTAGACAATATTTAGTCAAAAAGAAAGGATCCGAAGATCCTTTCTTTAGTTCAAGGTATTGCTACCTATTAGAAACGTCCAACCACAACTTCGATTGTGCCTTCGGCACCATCAAAGTTTTCTAGGGCCTTGCCAATGATTGTACCCGGTGCTGGAGCTGTTTCGGCGCGAGCCAACCCGTTACCAGCAGATACCATCAAGTCACCTTTGCGTACTGTGCCTGTTACACGAGTCGGAACACGACCTGTAAACGCCACTATAGCAACGTGTTCTGATTCCAATCCTTCATTCATGACAAATCCAGGATTGGTAGACACTACACCAGCTACTCGGTGATCGCCGTCTGTGCTCACAGTAACTTCAGCACTGCCACCAAACGACAGCACTGTACCAGGAGCATACTCAGCATCTGCTGTGTACTTCTCTGCCAAGTCAGCGTACTGTGCTGTGGTTGCTTTGGCAAACACTGTATTGAACGTTGTGCCTGAGCTACCAATGTTGCCTACGCCAGTTGATGCACCGTTAACAATGGCTGTGACGGCTGCCCCAGAGTTAACTGTGATTGCGCCACTCACTGTCAATGCAGTCAGTGTACCAACTGAAGTAATGTTGCCTTGTGCCGCTGTGGTCACAGTACCCGCTGTGGTTGCACTAGATGCCGCACCAGTTAGCGCACCAACAAATGATGTACTAGTAACACTGGCTAAGCCAGCAACAGTAGTCACTGTGGCGCCCAATGTCAACGCTGTACTACCCAATGTAACTGCTGCATTTGCCAATCTTGCTTGTGCCAGTGTGCCAGAACTAATGTTGGTAGCACTGATTGAACTAACGTTGGCGCCACTACCGTTGAGTGTAGCAATCACGTTGCCAGCTGTCACGTTGCCACTGACACTGAGTGATGTCAATGTACCAACTGATGTGATGTTGCCTTGTGCTGCTGTGGTCACGGTTCCTGCGGTAGTGGCCGATGTAGCACTGGTTGCACTGGTTGCACTTGGTACAGTACCTGTTACATTGGCACCAGTAATGCTTGACAAAGCAGCACCTGATCCAAAGTGTGTAGCAATCACATTGCCAGCATTGACGTTGCCAGTGACACTCAATGCAGTCAATGTACCAACTGATGTGATGTTGCCCTGTGCCGCTGTGGTCACTGTACCAGCAGTTGTGGCTGATGTAGCACTAGTAGCACTAGTAGCACTTGGCACTGTACCTGTTACGTTGGCGCCTGTGATACTTGACAAAGCAGCACCTGATCCAAAGTGTGTAGCAATCACATTGCCAGCATTGACGTTGCCAGTGACACTTAGTGATGACAATGTACCAACTGATGTGATGTTGCCCTGTGCCGCGGTTGTTACGGTGCCTGCTGTGGTAGCACTTGTTGCTGCACCTGTTAATGCACCAACGAATGTTGTACTAGTAACACTAGTCAATCCAGCTACTGTAGTTACTGTGCTACCTAAAGTTAATGCTGTGCTGCCCAATGTTACACTGGCATTAGCAAGTCTTGCTTGAGCCAATGTGCCTGAACTGATATTGGTAGCACTAATTGACGTAACGTTTGCACCTGATCCATTAAGTGTGCCAACAAAGTTGCCACTTGTGGTATTGCCTGTAACTGCCAAACTGCCCAATGTACCAACTGAAGTAATATTAGTTTGAGCGGCTGTGGTCAATGTACCCACAATACTGGTGCCTGACAGGTTGCCACCGGTGATATTACCAACAGCACTAATACCAAGGCTGCTTGTCCAAACGTTAGCGGTGCTGTTATACAACCAAGTGATGTACGGACTACCAATTGGGCCAACTTCAATACCACCTCCGTTGGCTGCGGCAGCGTTGATTGCGTTGTTGGCATAGTTGACTGTCAAGTCGTTTGTGCTAACAACGTTGGAGTTGATGGTTGTTGTTGTACCGTTAACTTGCAAGTTACCGTTGATCACAACAACACCTGTGTTACCACTGGCTGCTGGATCAATAGTCAGTGTTGTACCCAAGCTACTGATGGTATCAAGGGTAACTGTGATGTTACCAGCGTTGACGTTGCCACCTGTTACGTTGCCAGTTACGCTCACTGTGGTACCTGTGTGATTTGTAGCACTGATGTTGCCACTTGTCACGTTGCCACTGACACTCAATGCAGTCAATGTACCAACACTGGTAATATTACCCTGTGCTGCTGTGGTCACGGTGCCAGCTGTGGTAGCTGAAGTAGCACTAGTAGCACTTGGCACTGTACCTGTTACGTTGGCGCCAGTAATGCTTGACAAAGCAGCACCTGATCCAAAGTGTGTACCTGTTACGTTGGCACCAGTTACGTTTCCACTGACACTTACAGCAGTACCTGTGTGGTTTACTGCACTAATATTGCCAACTGTGGCATTGCCAGTTGCACTTACTGTACCCGCTGTGGCCACATTGCCCACTGTGGCGGTGCCTGTGGCACTGATTGTACCACCTGTGGCCAAGTTGCCAGCTGTCACTGTGTTTGAAACAGATAACAATCCGTTAGTTAGTAAATTGCCGCCGGTGATGTTGCCACTGGCACTTAGACTAGCTGCTCCAAATGTACCTGCTGTAGAAATGTTGCCACCAGTAATGTTGCCAGTAGCACTTACTGTACCTGATGTGGCCACATTGCCCACTGTGGCTGTACCTGTAGAACTTACTACACCACCAGTGACCAAGTTGCCACCAGTGATGGTGCTGGCTGCACTCACT